GTAGGTCAGTTTGTTTTCTATGAGCATGTCGTGGGTGCGTACATCATTCTTACGCAACCACCCTGAACCTGACCCAGCATTACGACTACCGTTGTAAGCCTTAGCAGAACGGTTCTCCTGCTTCTTAGAGGCTTTCATGATTTGCTTTTGCTGTTGGCGACGGTCATCCCCACCAAGAATCATAGGAAGTACTCTGTGGCTTTCTGTCGTAGTTCGGCTTGCAATTCAAGATCTTCACGAACGGCATTGAGGAGTGCTTCTTTACCCTGCCACTTCTGACCGTTGTAGTTGTAATAAGCACCACCACGGGTAACAATATCCACTGATATACAGATATTGACGATGTCCTTGATGGTATCAAAGTCACCTAATTTAAAGCCATTGGATTCTGCAAAGTAGAAGTCAACCTGAGCCACTTGTTGTGGACGGTAGGTCTTGTTCTTCATGGTACGACCACGGATGGTCTGACCAACTGGTTCGTCCTTCTCTTTGAGCCACTCATCACGCTTGACTTCCATACGGACAAAGTAATGGAAGTTCTTGGCACGCCCACCAGGAGTAGTGCGGTTGTCACCGTACATCACACCAATCTTTTCACGCCATTGGTTAATGATGAGACCTGTGCAACCACGGTCTTCATTAATCATGGATCGCTTTTGGGCTTTAGATGACTTACGCAAGAACTTTCCTGTAAGGCGAGCACCGAGACCTACGGTGAATTCCTCCATCATCTTTTCAGATTCATCGCTAGGAACAAGGGCTGGGAGTGAATCAAGAATGATGCAGTCAACCGCACGGTTGTCAAGAGCCTCAATGATCAGGTCATAAGCCTGTTCCATAACATTGGTCTCAACCACCCATAGCCTATCCAAATCCACCCCGATAGCCTTTGCATAGTCGGGAACGAACTCTTCAGCGGCGATCCAAATGACAGTCCAGTCAGGATCTAATGCTTGATTGGCAGCGATTGTCTTATAAGCAATAGCGGTCTTACCTGATGATTCATCACCAATGATTTCAGACCATTGATTCATGGGCCAGCCACCGCCGAGCATTAGGTCAAATGCAAGAATGCCCGTGGTAATACGGGGAACTTCTTCTTTAACTTCACTGCCTTGGACAATGATTTCTTCTCCATACTTCTTCTTAAGTGAAGCAATGATGGAGTCAAGTGTGGTGTGTTGGACGGGTTTCAATTTGTGCTCCTAATTAGGCAATCCAAGAAGACTGCGAACCTTGATCATATCTACCATTCCAGCCACATTCAAAACATCTAGGGGCTGGGGAACTTCCATTAATTGTGGTTCCACTTGCAGTACGAGAAAAAACATGAATGCTTCCACATTCAGGACAAGTCAAGTTACCTTCTTTACGATGGGCTTCTCCACCTGTCCATGATCGGATAGCAACACCAATGGTTGTTTCTCCTTGAGGGTTACCCATTGGTTGCTGTTGATGAACAATGGGGGCTTGTTGCTGGGGAGCCTGTGGGGGAAAACGCAACGGTGGACTAGTCGGTGGCACTGAAGGTGCTGTCCGTTGTGGGGTTGCGTTAGGCGACGATAACTGTCGTGACCACCAATCGCTACTCATCGTCTTCTTCCTCGTCTTCCTCGTCGTCGTAATCTTCATCCATGGTTACAAAAAGTCCCATGAAATCCGTAAAGTTGGTTTTAACTTGATCAGATACTGAATCTTTGTTGATTAACAGTACCTCATTATCTATGAGATGGGATATCAATCCTACACCAAACGAACTAATGATGTTCTTGGTGTTGTCTATGTCCTCATCCTCCCATTCGTTACTTTCCTCCAGCATATCCATCATCCAGTCGGAACACTCTTTTACTCCATCAAGAGCACCAATACTTGAAAGTATGAGCCATTTTTGAATGGTGTCTAGTAGTTCGCTTTCCTGGACCTCTACAGATGGAACAGAAAACCCTGCTGAGTGGGCTAACCGCTGACCTTCTAATATAGAAAGGGTGAGGTAAAAGTTACGCTGTTCTACGGGACTAGAGGGCAATTGTTATCCTTTAGCCTCAGACCATGTGCGAGCAGACTCACAGGATACCCGTAGGGGTATACCATTAATAACGCTTCCATCTCCCATGGCTTTGAGCAACATGGGCTTATATAAGTCCACGGTATCTTCAGGCACAATGACTACCAGTTCGTCGTGCACTTGGACAAGGAGTCGTGCTGGGGTGTCATAGAAGGTGTCATATACCCCTACCATAGCATTTTTACAGATATCGGCAGCGGATCCTTGGACAACTGCATTGACTGCTTGACGCTCTGCCCTAGAGCGAAGTTCATTATTAGGTGAACGCAGGTCGGGCAAACGGCGACGACGACCTGACATCGTCTTGATATACCCCTTTGAAACACCCTCTTGGATAACAGTTTGTTTCCACTTAGTGATCCCTGAGAACTGTCGGTAGTACTGCTCAATGACATGTTTAGCGTGGTCTAATTCAATACCTGTAGTACGAGCAAGTTTGTGGGGACCACCACCATAGGCAGTGAGGAAGTTAACGCCCTTACCTAGTTGGCGTTCCTCAGAGGTCACATCTCCTACTGACTTTCCCAGCACAAGGGCGGCTGCGCCAGCGTGAATGTCTTCTTCTTTGAGGAAGAACTCACTCATCTTCTTGTCATGTGAGAACATGCACATAACCCGTAGTTCAATTTGGTCGTAGTCAGCGACCAGCATGGTATACCCAGGGGGTGCTACGAAAAGACCACGAACAATACTGTCACGAGGAATGTTCTGTAGGTTGGGGTTACTTGAGGACAACCGACCTGTGGCGGTTCGGTGCAAGTGGAATGACGGGTGGAGGGAACCCTTGTACAACTTTGTGAGCATACCGTCAACATAGGTTGACTTCAGTTTGCGTAGTTCCGACCATTGAATGAGCATCTCTACAACAGGGTGTTTATCCTGCATAGAGCGGAGCACTTCTTCATCTACAGAAGGTTGCCCCGTACTGGTGATCTTGGTTGCTTTAAGACCAATACCCCCCTCCTTCTTCTTATTGAATAGGAGTTGCTGTTTGTGCTTGGTGCTATCAGGGTTAAACCCTGGTGGGGCGTAATTCATCATGTCTAAGAGGAGCGCATTCAGTTGCTTCGTCAGTTCCTCACCGAGTTGCTTCATAGACTTGTGGTCTACGGGAATACCGTTGTCTTCCATGTCCATGAGAACATGAAGCACTCGCATATCTTGACGCAGGCAAGATAGTAGTTCGTCGTTGTTGGCAATCTTCGCCCACAACTTTTGGTATAACAACCATGTCCAACGGGCATCCAAATGTACATAACGACAGGCTTTCAGAAAGGAAGCCTCTGTGATAGTGGCACCGATCTTACCGTCACGGTAGTACGGGTTGAAGTTACCAAAGTTATGAGCAAGTAACTTCTCAAGGGAATACCCAAGGAGGTTCTCGTTAACGATGTGTTGCATAATCATCGTGTCCACAAATGGTTCTGTGGGTAGTTCGTTGTCGTAATACTTGCGTATGGACCGACTATCAAACTTGATGTTATGCCCGACTTTTACTAAGTCTGAGAAGAACAAGGGCTTGAGAACTTCAAAGACTTCTGAACGGCTCAGTTGTGCTGGCGGTTCTGAGAACACGGCAGGTATGAAATACCGTGACTTAGCCATGGACTCTTTGCCACTAGCCAAGATCTTGCGGTATCCCTCAGGAGGAATGGTAGAACCATCTCCTCGTTCCTCAGGAATAATGATCTCTCCGTTGGGATGCCCCATAGGGACAACCCATGAATGACCTTCTGTGGCTAAGCCAATCCAAAAGACCTCGTTCCGCATAGGGTCAAGGGCGATGGTGGTACGCCATTTGCTGGTGATGTTTTCGTGGGCACGAGCGATGATGTCATCAGATGTGCTTTTGAGTGAACTTACATGTTCTTTCCACTCTTGCTCAATCCACGCCATCACATCACTGTGGCGTTCTACAACACCACGGGTTTCCACATCAAATGCAAAGTGACCAAAAGACTGAATAATTCGTACAGCCTCTTGTAACTGTTCAATCGTAGAAACCACATGGGGGGCTGTTAAGCCCCCCATACGGATATCAGATTGAGTCATACTCAGTCAGACAGTTCTTCCATTGCAATCTTCATCAGATCCTTACGGGCAGGGATCTGAATGATATCGGCATCATATGCCTGCTTACCAAAGACTTTGAAATCTGCTTCGGTGAGGAGGTCAATACCCCATTCTTCAAGGTCACGCTCTTTCACCAACTGATGATTGGTTGCTGAGGTTGCGCCCTTGCCCGAACGGCTGACTGCCCAAAAGTGCTTTGACAAAGGTCCCTGACGGGGGTCAGTGTGGAAGTTCTTGAGTTGGTCAATGACACGAGGACCGACTTCATACGACTTCAACATTGGCTCCATGTCAGAGGACAGGAGGATCACATTGAAAGCGAAACGGATAGCAGGGCGGTTGCCTGACTTACACAATGGGCAATCTCCTGATGGGTCAATGTCTGCGATGCAGGTGAATGACTTCTGACCCTGACGCTCCAACCAGTGTTGACGGTAGGTGGCGTACGGTTCGTCCTCAAGGAACTTGATAATGATTGGGTCTTCCCCAACTCGTAGACGCTGTGCAAAAGGTGAATCAGCAGTCTTTGCTTGTTCTACTGCTCCCCATCCACGGCGAATGATGCGACCAGCAGGTGCTGGTGCTTCTTCTTTCTTTGACTTGGGTGCTGGTGCCACTTCGTCTTCATCGTCGTCGTCGGCGTACCGAGTACGGGGTGAAGCCTTTACGGGCATTTCGTCTTCGTCATCTTCATAACGGTTGCTCATGATGTTTTTCCTTATTCGTTGGGCCAGTTGTCTTTGATATATGTACGGAAGCCTTCCCAGTTAGCCTTCGCTGGGTCGTCAATTTTATACCGTTCCGATGCGGTTATTAGACACTCTAACTGGAGAGTGCTGTATAACCTACGCCCTTTGACAAGTTTTTCATTTAAATTCTCGCCTTTGGGAGCAGGGGTTCTGTAGTTGGCTTGTGGTATCCAACCTCGTTGTTCCCACATTCGGATGGTCACGGCTTTGCGCCCAAGGGCACGAGCAGTTTCTCCAACTGTGAAAAACACTTTGTCAACGCCTTTGATTCTTAAAACCTTTGAGCGAGCACCACGGTACCGATCAGGGTCAACACGAGAAGGTGATCCTTTACGGTTCTTAGGTGGTGTCTTACCTGGATAGTCAGGAAGATCACCAAAGGCTTTTAGGATCGGGTCGTCATTCACTTAGATCTGTTTTCGTTAGATGGAATAACTTCCATCCTTGATCAAGAAAGTCTTCATTGAGGGTACGCAATCTAAAGCCATCAGACATGAGGTCACCATGTTTACCTGTGACTTCACAAGTCATGGAAGCAACTTTTTCAAACTTACGGATGATCTCTTGACACTGTGCGCTGAAGTGCGGGGAGGAATTTGATATGTAGTATCGGAGTCCTCCTAACTTCTCCTTAGCCTGATATAAAACATAGTCAGGGTCAACGCTTGCTAACTCTTTGTCAAGCGCAATCAAGATGTGCCACCAACCCTTATCGCAGTCAATAGTGAATACGGAAGGTGGTCGGAAACGATCAAGAATAGGTTGAAGTTCTTCAGGGTAATCCATCATTCGTCCTCGTAACTCTTACCTTCTACAACCTTGAATGCGTATGACTCACGGGTGGTGTAGAACTTGTCAAGTTCTTCTTTTAATTCAGGGTTATCCCAAACAACGGCAAGGAACTTGTCCTCACTCACAAACTCACGGACTTCTTTAACTTCATCCCACTTGTTGGTGTCTCGTGCCCATGCTTCGGCTTCACCTTCATTAAAGGACACTGATGCACGACGCTCACGCTTTAATTGGAAGGATCCAGCGTCTAGCCACTGATGACCTTTTTCATCGGTGTAGCCTTCTTTCTGAACCTTTTCAATGAGTTCTTTTTTGATCTCATCTGCTCGTGCCATTGTCTTTTCAGCCATTGCCTTTGTGTCTTTATACATTTGGGCAAGACGCTCTAGTTCGGTAATCAGTGCCATTAAATACTCGCTTCTCGTAAAAAGGTTGAAAGACTGCTTAGGGTGATATCAAAGCCACCTCTGTTGTCATGGTGTTTACCATCAACAAAGGCTTCATTGATAGATCGTTTCTGTTGAAGCATCTCGTACTGACGCTCTTCAATGCTTCCCTGCATAACGAATGTCGCAATCGTAACATGAGGAAACTTAGATGACAACCTGATGATGCGTGCTTCTCGTTGTTCTAATTTTCCGCTACTCCATGGCAGGTCATAGGAAATTAGATAGTTAGCCATGGGTAAGTCAACGCCATACCCACCAGCATCTGAGGATAGGAATAGCCGAGTGCTTGGGTCAGTAGAGAATTGCTGTTTGGCTTCATCTCGTTCTTCCGCACTCATACCACCCATGAACAAAACACTCTTTGTAAGTTTCTCAGTTGCCTTTTGAATAATCCTCAAGTTCTCTTTAAAGAATGAGAACAGCACAACTTTGTTTTCAGGGGCTTCTTGAAGAACATCATGGATGTACTCAATGACTGCGTCCAGTTTGGGAGATGATGTGATAGGTGTGCTTAACACTTGAGTCATCAATTTATAAGCGTATGCACTGCCTTGGTTAGGTTTGCTTTGGTCACAGTACAAATCTGAGGATCTGCGGATGAGGTCGGGGTTATCGCAGAGCATCCGCAAAACTGTTAACCGAGCCATGATTTCACCTTGGGCATCATTGGAGGCAGGGTCGTTGTAATGCTTCCATAGGTTAAATGACCCACCATGACTGCTCATGATTTGTTGCAGGTGGTGCAGGAGGTCATTGGAAATGATTCGGTAGAGATCTGCTCCACGGCTATCAAACGCCACAGGAATTACCTGATTAATAATCTGAGGTAATTGGTCAGCGATATCTTCTCGTGTTTTTCGGATCATGTATCCAGACAGAGAATCGTGCAAAACCTTTAGGTTCCGATATCGGAGGGGTTTGCCAAAGTGATCCCGTACTATGAAAGTCCTATCAAATGAATCAAACTTGCCTAATACCTCTGGGTTTACAAATTCCATGATTGAAAAGAGTTCTTCAGGTCGGTTTTCAATTGGCTGACCCGTTAAGGCGTAACGGTAGATCATGGGTTTAGCCACTTTCTTAACTAACCGAGAACGCTTGCTCACACGGGACTTGAGCATGGTGGCTTCATCAACCACGATTGCTTGGCACTTGATGGTTTTTAAGTGCTCTTGGTCTTTGATCAAGGACTCAGGGTTAACGATGATGTAGTGCGCTGATATCGCTGCTCGCCATCCTTTTTCCCTAGCCTTGGGGGTTCCATCAATGAGGGCTACACGGGAGTCAGTGAATCTCTCAATCTCACGCTTCCATTGGTACTTAAGGGAGGCTGGTACCACAATAAGACAACGATCTATGTCGCCATCGGATAAGAGTTTCTCTATGCAGGCAATGGTAGTGACGGTCTTTCCTGCGCCCATGACTAGCCCAAGTAGCACTTGACCACGGTCAAGCATGAAGTCCACAGACTCTTCTTGGTATGGGTACAGGCTTCCTGAGAACATTATTTAATCCAAGGCGGGATAACGGTAGAAGTGGCAAAACCCTCTTCAATCTCGTCGTCCGTCATATCTCCAATATCTTTTGCTGATGTGTTTTTGTAGTTCCACCATCGTATACCACGGCGTGGGATGGGAAGTGACTTATACAGTTTCTTACTAGATGCCATACCAGCATCATCGTTGTCCATTGCAACAACAATAGTATCAGCAACATAGGTGATAAGAGATGCCTGTTCTTTAGATACATGGGCACCAAAAGATG